CGAAAAGGTCAAGGACAGCGCGGGCAAAATCAAAGACCGCATCACCGAGACTACCACCACGACCGGCAAGGAGATGGTGAACGGCGTCGCCACGACCTTTAAGCAGGTCGAGACCAAAGTCAACGGCACGGTCACAAAGGTCACAAAGACCTATGACGACATGTCAAAAACGCTGCTGGGCACCTTTACCAACGTCTCGGAAACCACCTTTGACGGCATCACCACAAAGGTGCAGCAGGCGGTGGAAAAGTACGCGGACGGCAGCGAGCATATCAAGAAGAACGTCACAGAGACCGGCCAGCGCATCGGCGAGAACGGCGCGGAGACCTACGAGAAGATCGTCACCTACATCGACGGCGTTCAAGACAAGGTGACGGAGACCTCTACCCTTATCGACAAGAGCGTAAAAGGTACCCAGAGCCGCATTGACCAGCAGCTGAGCGAGGCTTCCGGCCAGCTGGATAAGGGCATTTTCGGGCTGGTAAAGAACACCTTCAAAGACGCCAAAAACGGCGACTGGGCAAGTCTTGGGCTGGATTTTGTCAATCTGATCTGGGGCGAGGTGTCGCAGGAGCAGCGCGACGTGATCTCTAAGTGGCTTACGGACGCACTGACCGCGGTCAATGAGGGCTACTTCAGCGGTGGCATCGGAAAGGCATTTGATATCTTCCAGAAGCTTTTTTCTGACGGCGGGGTAAAATCCGATATCGACGGCGTGACCAATTCGGTCAAGGCTTTTGGTGAGATCGTCAACGGCCTTGCAGGCTCCGGCGGCGTGGGCGGCGCTCTGGGCAGCATTGTGCAGGACTTTTCCGGCATGGCAGGCGGCATCACCTCTGCACTGGGCAACATCGTGTCCTTTGTGGCAGCAAACCCCGTCCTTGCCCTGATCCTGGGCGTGGGCGCAGTCGCTGGCGGCATCGGCCTTGCCATGTGGATGAACAAGAAGAACGACCAGCAGCCCGTCAGCCACTACCAGAGTCCCTTTGACAAGACCGGCGTGTATGACAGTCTGGGCACCTTCTCCACCCGCGCGGCCCTGCAGTATCGCGTTACCGGCCAGCAGTCCATTGTTGACCGGCAGACCAGCATTCTGGAACGCATTGAAGGGATGTTGGACGAGCATCTGCCCGACATCGGCAAGGGTCAGATGGTCATGGACTCCGGCGAGCTGGTGGGCGTGCTGTCGCCCCGCATGGCGACCAACGTCGATGCCCGCATCGGCGTGACGGTGACACGGAAAGCGAGGGGTGTGTAATGGCAAAACTTCTGGGCGCAAAAATCGGGGACTACCACACCCTGAACGACTGGGGGCTGTATCTCAAGGTGGGCAGCCCCAAGATCGGCGATGCCGATGTGGACGAGCACCTTGTACAGGTCACCGGGTCGGATACCCTGCTCAACCTCACCGCATGGGACGATGGCAAGGTGCACTATAAAAAGCGCACCATCACCATGGAGCTGCTCTGCAATGCCCCGAAAAGCAAGTGGCCCAGCATCGAAAGCACCATCGCCAATGCCATCCACGGCAAGTGGCTGCGGTGCAAATTCGACGAGGATCCCACGTGGTACTGGGAAGGGCTGTGGAAGGTCT